CCAGCTTGAACGAGTTCGATCAGGTCGGTATCCTGATCCCACTCTACAGTCAGGGCATCAAATGGCGTGATGTACAGCGCCATCGTGTAGTTGAGAGGCATCGCTGCCATCAGGGCCGCAATATACACAGCCAGCTTTGCGCTCGGGTATGTCTTCCCTTTCCACTTGAAGCCGCTGCCGCAGTTTACGACCGCCATGTTGTTGGCGTCCTTGCTGGACTGGATCATTGCAGCCTTGTTCTGGTCCCGCGTCGAATCCCCGCCGTAGACAAATCGGATATAGTTGCCGAGAGCCACCTGTTGATTTGTCCAATCCTGGGCAGCAGCGTTCAGAGCGGCGTCCGCAATCCCCAGGGTGAACACACCAAATTTCCCTTTTTGAGTGGCGAGTGCATTTTGGTACGCGGTATATTTGGTCGCCTCCACGCTTTTGCCACTGTCGCCGCCTGTCAGATTTGTGCCCGCGGTTGGGTCCGGCAGCGTGTCAGTCAGTTTGGTAAGGACGACATACTCGCTGTTGGCAAAGGCAGTTACCAGCTCGTCGTTGGTGCCACCCGTTTGGCTCTCGACCAATTCGGCGTCCTTGTAAATCAGTACATCGACTTTTGTTCCGTCGAGAAGGTTGGGTTGGACGACGACCTTGAGGTGGTTACCAAGCTCACCTTTATACTTCGCTTCGACTTTGAGTACGTCGATTGCGCCGCTTTTCAAGATCGCATTTGCAGCCGCTGCGCTGTTCCCGGCGACACGATACAGCAGCACTTCGGTGGGTTGTGGATCGGCTGCCCATATCAGATCGAAGTCCTCCACCTTCCCGAATTTCTTCTCGGCAGATGTCTTATTGCGTACCGTCACAAACTCGCCGATTGGCCCCCAATCAGCAACAATCGGCAGGGCCAGTTTCCCTCGTAATCCTGGTGTGGTCTGTTCCTCGATAAACGATTTCAAAAAGGAGTAAGCACCGGACAGGACTTTCTCCTCTCCAGGTTGATACTTGCCGGCCATCTATTTCACCGTCCTTTCCTTGAACTTTTTCACGAATGTCTCCGCCTCTGCGACCGTCATCTCGGTGGGAGCATCAAAAAAGGCGGCAATCGCTTCCGTTCGGTTCAAGCCGAACTTTTGCTGTGCCACCTTCATGATCTGGTCCTTCGCGTACTTTACTTCTTGCTGACCGACATCGTTGTCAGTTCCTTGTTTACGGGCCACTTCGTCCCCCTCCTTTCTTCAATGTCGGGTCAAACCGTGTATGAATGACCTCCAACGGGTCGTACACCACCGGCGTGTAAGGCAGGTCAACCAGATACTTCAACTCTATGGACTGGTCAAAGCCGTCCGGCTTGCTAAACGATAAGCGGCACTCCCGCATGTACCCAACTTGCACGCGGTCCGTGTTGTATAGCGGCAGCGCCCAACGCTTATCAGCAAGGTCTTGCCGTACCAGGGAGACCATCTGTTTTAGCTGCTCCGCGTTTTCGGCCAACAGGGTAAGGCTCATCGTCCCTTTTTCCCGGTAGACGTCCGGCCGCCGAGGTTCCGGGATGCGGAAAGGCTCCTCTACGAACCACATGGGGCGGGTAAAATCCTTGGGAACACGGAGGCTTTCCGTCTGGATGCCGGTCAACGCGTAAAGCCAGTGGCGTACGGAGAGAACATCATCGCCCATCCGGGAACAACCTCCTCGCCAGCTCGTCCAGTTCTTCTTTCACCAGTTCGTCCATGATCGACTCTACCTCTGCTTCCGATCGTGCCAGATAGTGGACTCCAGGGATCCGTCGGCCTTTCAAAACCATGCCGGTGGGATGCCCCGGGGCATAAACAAATTTTTCATCGTCCCAGTAACCAGGTACGAACTGCCCTTTTCGTTGGGTAAACCCTTCTTCCACGTACCGGGCGTACTCCAAGGCAGTGCCGACGGTGATTTCTGCTTTCGTTCCCTGCAAGACTAGGTCGAAAATGTTATCTCTGTTGCCGATCATGAGCGACTGTCGCAGTACACCATCCCGGACCGGCGCCCGGTCCTGTGCTCCCCTGAGAACCTGAAAGCCAGCTTTCCGGGCAACGCGGTCCATGGTAGCCTGCACTTCTCTTTTGGCTTGCTTTTTCAGGTGCCGGTACTGGCGTTCCAAGTCCTTTTTATTGACGCGAGCCATCAGATTTCAGGCTCCTCTCCAGTAACGGCGTCAATGAGACTGATGACAACCTCATAGTGATGTATGCCGGCCGAACCATACACGGGATACGGAAGGCCAACTTCATACAGATTTCCGGCAAACTCGGGCTGTTCGATCTGGACACGCATCCCCGGCTTCAGACCGGGGTGAAGGGTATGCATCAGGAAGTCCTGAGATGTCGCCTGACGCCCGGTGAGTTGCTGAATGCGACCGGGGGAGCCAGATACCCTGCAAGGCACGTTCTGGGCCACAGGGAGCCATTCTGAGCGGTTTTTTCCCCCGGTAAAGGGGTCAACATCCCCCTGCATATCCAAAAGGGTAAAAGAGTGGCACAGAAGCCGTTTGTATTCGGTCAGATCATCCACATCTTTTGCCCCCTGTTCTTGCGGTATTTGTTCAGAATCTCCTCAACCTTGGGGTCGTTGTTGACGTAGGTAATGGATTCCTGATAGTCCCCCTGCTTGACGCTGGTCACCCGTTTTTCCTGTGCCATGTCCTTGGCGATCATCGCGACGGCCAGTTTCAATTCGTCAGGGACAGGATCGGGAATCGTCACCTGTCCCTCGACATACACATTTGCGCGCAAAACAACCGCGTTCAGACGTTCGGCATCCCATGTGCTAAATTCGGGATAAAACCCGATCAGTTCACTACTTGTCAGAATCGCCATCCGGTTTCACCGGCTCCTGTACAGCCGCGTCTCCTGCCGGGTCATCCTCCACCTTGTAGCCGTGTTGGCAGTAGATGACCTCAAACGCTTTCCGCGACACTTTCAGCTTTTCTTTCCCCTTGCTGATCACCAGAATGTCATTGGGTTTCATATGGTAAACCTCCCCTCAGATTGATTACGTGCCTTACGGGGTATAGCCGGCCGGGCGGAGTACGCCGAACGCGTTTTCCTTGACGACCAGGAATGCCACTTGGAAAGTCGCTTTCAGCGCCACCATGTCCTGCTCAGCAAGAGAAAGAGGCTTCCCGTCTGCAGCGGAAATCGTGTGCAGGGTAGCCTCTTTCAGGATTTCGTATTCAATTTGCTGCAGAATGCCAACCTTGGCCTTTTTGAAGTCGCCGGCAATCAGATCGGCCTTGGTTTTATCCCAGGCGCCGTTGCGGCAGTATTCGATCGGCAAGGAGTACAGGGAATCTTCGGCAACGCCATCCCGAACAGACGTCAGGTAAAGAGGATCGCCCTGACTGTTTTTCAAGCCGCGCAGAGAAGATTTCAGACCGAAGTGAGCAGCAAAGGCACGCGGCTCTTGGTCGTCCGCTTCGATCAGGGCCATAACACTGTTCACGTCATCGGCCAGATTTTGACCGGCCACAGATCCGCGGGTGAAAGTATTGCCGGAGTTGACGGCAGCAGTCAGGATGTTCGTTGCGAACGGCGACTCGGTACCGATGAACGCGGCCGCATCCAGCTTGGTGTAGAAGGCCTCGGCAATGTATGGTTTGAGTTCTTCGAAGACATCGATACTTGGACGAGTGAGAGCTTCCTTCGACATTGGGACGATGACGGCCAATTTCTTCGCATTAAGCGTTACCTGTGCCCACGTGGCTTTCGACGTCTTGATCCGCTCGCCTTCACCTACCCAGTAAGCGCCAGGGCCATCCAGCAACACGGGAATCTTTTTGGTTGCGGAGGTCATCGGCTCAAGATCGGCAAGTTTCATGATCGCGGAGCCTCGAACCACGTCTTTCACAATTTCCGATGCTGTCTCCTCGGGAATCAAACCCGTCAACTCGGTGCTAAGCGTGGCTCCTTCTCCGTTAAATCTTTGCAGATCAAACGGAAAAGCTGCTGCCGCAGTCTGTACCATTACCTTCATTGCTTTCTTCAACATGTGTTCGTTCCTCCTTTAGATACGCTGCAATTTACGCAGGTCTGAGATATTCGGAATCGTAGATTTTTGGTTGGCCGGCGGTTTTGCGGCGGGCGTGTTGCCGCGCGGGACCCCATCGCTCTTCAACCAAGGCTTTGCCGTGATCAGTTCGGAAACATGCTTGTCGATGTTCTTGATTTTGCCCCCGTCCGTTACCTCTACCTTTGCCAGATCGGCCAGGCGGATCGCATCGGACAGCTTGTCCGGGTCAATCCCCTGCTTAATCGCTTCTACGATAAAGGCATTTTCCACGCGAAGGGATTGAATCGTGGTGTTAGCCGTCTTCAATTCGGATTCCCGTTCGGCAAGCTTTTGCTCAGCAGTCTTCTCCGCCTCCTGACGCTGCTTGTGCGAATCGACAATCGCTTTCAGCTCGTCGGCCTTTTCAATGCCCAGACCTTTCAGGAAATCGCTCACGGCACCCTGCAGGGCCGACTCGTATTCTTGCTGTGATGCGAACGACACTGCCGGCTTATTGCTCTCCCCGCCTTTATCGCCTCCGCCATTTGCCTGACTGCCTGCTCCATTGGCACCAGCAGCTACGGCGGTGCCACCATTTCCACCGCTCCCGACCTGACCACCTCCATTTACGCCTTCACCCCCTCCTGCAGCAGCACCGCCGCCATCGTTAAACAGTTGCATGTTAATCCGATTGATCCGGTTAAACTTCTTCATGACTGTTTTCTCCCTCCTCAGAAATGATTTTTAACGATACGTGATTGGGATACTGCTCCGCGACCGCCTGAATGCCCAGCAGCGCGGTTTGCATGATCGTGGAGATGGCCGCGCAGACGATGTCCTTGCCGTACTCGGCATATCCCGCGTGCCCGTCTGCGTGTATTTGCATCTCCCCACTTTTCATGCGAGCCTGAATCTTGATCACATCGACCTCGCCTCCTTTCCCAGCCAAAATAAAAAAACCGACATTCACAGTTCGGTTTTCTTTGATTAAAAGTTTTAGTAAAATTTACAAAAGTGTTGGGTTAAGAATGGAGGGACCACATTTGATACGTCATCTTACAAGAGCCATAATCTTTTCCGTCTCAGTAAACCTCCTTTATTATTTTCTTCTTCCTATCCTTTCTGGTTTGTTCCTGACTCATTTCTACGTACCTGATATCACCGAGGCTTATGAAGAAGTAAACTATCTACAAAATGAAGTTGCCTTTGGTGTCATTATTAGACCTGACTTTGAAACAAACATTCTCTTTCATCTACTTGTAGGAATAGGAATTTACGGTTTACTCTTCACAGCTATACGCCTTTTCAAGAAGTTCAAATCCTCAAAGGTAGGCTAAAACGTTATCCCTTTCTCTTTTACCCACTCCTCGTATGAGCGCGCCGGCGTGTAGCCACGCTCTGCCCTACCGATACGATAAGAGCGCTCTCGCTCTAATCGCTCCAGCACTTTCGACTTGATCACTGGCCGCCAGTACGAGCGACAATTCGGATGATTGGGGATGCGCTCCCCTTCGCGCCCCGGGTTATCCGGCGTGTCGTAATCGAGTGGGTACCGTTTCCCGTCTGCTTTTCTACACTGGGATGAGGTCCTTTTGTCCAACGTTGCGCAAAACTCTTTCTCGCCGATGATGTCCGCGTTTGCCTGGTAAGCCGTCGTCTGCCCTTGCGCTGCCGCTCGGTTCAGTTCCGTACGTGCCAGCCGCAGAGCACTGGACCAGCTCTCGGATGTGCGCAGTGTGATCTCTTTCGCTGTTCTGGACACTCCCCAGCCCTGTACGGCAGCCTGCGTAATCACGTCTTCCATCGCAGCAGCCAGCAGGTCCGTGCGCATTCGAATCCGTTTGGAAAAATGCCGGCCTTCCCACGGCCTTTCGACGGCCGCCAGAATCATCCCCGGATTGATTTGGGGAATGGTGACACCGACTTGAAAGTCTTGCTCAATAAAATACAGGTGATGGAGAATGCTTCGCTTATATTCGTCTCCCCACGCCTGCCGCAACTCTTGCTCTTCTTCCTGCCCAAGTTCTTTCAAAATGGTGCGGATGCTCCCCAAGATCAAATCAAGCCGAGAAGCATTGTAGATCAGCGAAACCAGCTCTTCGCCGCTTTCGGCAAAGCGTGCGTACAGATCGTTGATCTCGGCGAGAATGCGGGCATTTGACCGGTTGAAAAGCCCGCGGAGTTTCTTTCCATGTTTCATGATCCGCTGTTCCAGTTCTTCTTGGTAGCGCTCTTCTCGGCTCATGCGGCATCACCCGGCGGATCGCTTCCGCCCTCTTCAACCTGCTTGTCCTCTTCGGCCGTTTCAATCGCGTATGGGTCAAGCAACGCCATTCTGCGCTGCACCTCTTCGTCCTGTTCAGCCAACAGCTTATCGCGGGAGGCTTTCGGGTCATCAACGAATGGCAGCAGTGCCAAGCGTTCCTCATGCGACAACTGGCCAACGAGCTTGGTGACAATATCGACCATTTCGACCAGATTGACCGGCATGTTTTTGCTGAACTTAATATCTACGGCTTGATAATCCCACTGCTTGCGGTACTTCGCGTTGAGCATGCCTGTCAGGATACGGATACGGTTTCGTAGCCCGCGCCCGTAGTTTCGCATCTTGATGCCGGCCTTGATGTCGGCGTGGTAGAAAATGATCTTGAGCGCGATTCCGGATGGCGCCGTCCCCACCTGGTCAGGTCGAAGATGAGGCGTTCCCGATTGATCCAGAAGCGATTCAATCAGGCGGTTGATGGTGTTTTCCTCGTGCTGGTCTTGTAGGTCCCATGTAACGGGAACTGCCTTTTTCCCGACGAGAATCTGCGAAGTAGACCACTGCTTAGCGAGATACTGCTTTTTCTTCTCCACATCCGTGATCAGGTTGCCTTCCTGGTCATAGAGCAATAGCTCGTCCAGGTCCAAGTCTTCAAAAATGACCTTCGGGTTTTTGAAATACTCCTGGACGTCGACCTTGCCACTTACGGCCTTATTGATGGCGTCCATGAGGTGCTTTAAATCACCGAGATCGCCCATCCCCTCGATCATGCCGTCGTCCCGATACTGCTGG